ATATTCTTTTAGATCTATCTTCTATTAATTCTTTAATTTCTGTAATTGTGGGTTCTTTAAAATAATCACCCCACCTAAGATCTAAATTATAATTTGGAATACGACATAAGCCAAGATTAATATCATAAGATATTAATTCGGTGTCTAATCTTTTAATTTTATGTAAAAATAATGTAAAGGCTCCCGTGTATGTTCCAAACTCTATTATCCTATCAAATTCTTTTATAATTTTAATAAAATATTTTTGAACATCAGGGTGCTGTAAAATAGTAATTCCTTCAAATGTATATTCAATGTGTTTACCTGATCTAATTTCATCATGTTGTATAATTTGTTCGTATTCCATATTAATTACTATTTTTTAAATCTTCTATAACTTCGGGTAATTTTTCGTTATATTTTTCTGCATGTGTCCATGCCCAGTTATATATTGGATGTAGAATTTTAGTATCTAATGTCCAATTTAACCATTTTTCTACATACCATTTATCAGGATCAAAATCATTTCTATGTGCCCAGGTTTTTATTTTGTTATATAATTCTTCATTTGTTAAAACATAAGATGCATGATAAAAAATAAGATCATTTCTATCAAGTACTAAATATTTTTTTGCTCCAGAATATCTTATATGTATAAATTTAAGATTTTTAGATAAATCTAACACAGTTTCAGCCATTCCACTTATTTTGCCGCCAAGTTGTTTTCCTTCTTCAATTCTTTGTGGAGTTATAAGAACATATTTGAATGATTTCCAAAACGCACAAAGTTGAACGGCGTATGAATCGTATCCTGGATTATCATAAACAATCTTTTTTAATTTTTCAAAATCTTCATGGAAATAAAATTCATCAGCATCATGAATCATTAAATAATCCATACCATCCTTTTTTGCAGTGTTCAATATTTCATTTCTTTCATCAAATTCATGAAACCAGTTACCTTCTATAATTGTAATTTTATCTATGTATTTTGAATCTTTTATTATGTTTATATCAAAATTATTTAAACGAAAAAATCTCGATTCCGGATCATAATTCCAAGGTACTTTACTATAACCTACATATATTCTATCAACATGGGGATACGAATTTTCAATATTTCTCATTATCCATTTATCTTGATTATATGCCAATACGCATGTTGCAAATTTCATTTTATTCTTTTATAAAATTCCAATTTAATTTATATATAGGTTGTTCAAATATCATGGGTCTAATATATTGATGATAGTTTAAATTATCATGTTTTATATTCATTAAATCCATAAAAGTTGCAAGCCCCGTATTATATGTATGCACTTCTTTTGATTTTTCAACAGTGTATAATATATCTAATACATTTATATCTGGAAATTTAGAGAATTCAACTAATCTTATATCAGATTTAATATATTCTCTTTTAATTATCATATTTCTATTTGGATCTTCTTGTAAAAAAATATATTCTTCGTTATCTTTTATACTCATAACATCATAAAATATTTCCTTTTCTTTTTTTATATCTCGTTCAAAATAAAAATTATCCCATTTTAGATAAAATGGTACACATGCTTGTTTATACCAAACTACATCAAATATCCAATTTTCACTAAACCATTCCGGTATAGGTGAATACGGATTATCATACCAAGGTTGAACTGCATCAAACCAAGGTTTTCTATGTGCAATTCCCAAATCACGATGAGTTTTTTTATCATCATAAATCTCTTCCATTATTTCTACATTTTTAATACTAGAAAATAATCTTTTACGAGTATTTATAGAATTTTTATCAGCCTGATCTGTATAGCAAAGTAATTTATCGTGTATTTTAGCGTATTCTTTTAATATACCAAATGCAATACAATAATCGCCAAAACCATGATATGTGTACACAATTAAAGACATAATTTATTCATCTATTATTTTCCAATTTAAACGTAATTTAGGTTGCTCTACTGGATTAGGTCTCATATATTTATGATAATATAAACTACTATGTTTTATTTGCATCAAATCTATGAAAGTTAAAAATGAACTATTAATAACGTGTATTTCTTTTGCACATTCAATTGTGTATGCCATATCTAATATACTAATATTAAGATAATTAGCCATATTTATTAATCTTAAATTTGAATTAATATATTTTCTTTTAATAGTTTTATCATAATTTTTATCACATGGATTTTCGTGTAAAAAAATAAAAGATTCATTGTCATTTAAGTTTAATATATTATAGAATATATTTTTTTCTTTTTCTAAATCTCGTTCTAAATAAAAATTATCCCACTTTAAATTAAGTGATAAATTGGCTACTCCATACCAAAATCTATCAAAAATCATATTTTCAGTTAATGTATACGGTAATCGTGGATTTTCATACCATGGTTTTACTTGATCAAACCACCATTGTGTAGTTGCAAATGCAATGTATGAATCCCAGTTTTTTGCTTCTTCACTTGAAACTACTTCTATATTTTTAATACTTGAATATAATCTTTTAACATTATCAAAATGTAAAGTGTCCGGATTAAATGTACGAACAAACACTTTATCATATAATTTTGCAAATTCTTTTATTGCACCATACGAAATCAGATGATCACCCATGCCCTCATGTGTATAAATATTAGCAGTAGTTTTCATATAAATAAAATATCTTATTCATCTATTATTTTCCAATTTAATCTTAATGCTGCTTGTTCAACCGGATTTGGACGAGTATATTTATGATAATTTAAGTTATTATGTTGTATATTCATTAAATCTATAAAAGATAAAAGACCTGTATTATGAACATGTACTTCTTTTGCTTTTTCAATTGTATATAATATATCTAATATACTTACATTAGGATATTTGGGAAATTCAATTACACGATAGTTGTTACTAATATACTTTCTTTTAATAGTTCTGTCTGCATCTTTATTAAGTGGGTCTTCATGTAAAAATATAAATTGTTGATTATCTTTTAATTGAAAAATATCATAAAATACTTCTTTTTCTTTATTAGTATCTCGTTCAAAATAAAAATTATCCCACTTTAGATAAAATGGAACTGCAGCAAGTTTATACCAAAAACGATCACCTATCATATCTTCGCCTAATGTATATGGTAATCTTGGATTTTGAAACCATGGCGATATTTGTTGAAACCACCATTCACTACTGATTACTTTATCATAACTACCGTGAAATGTTTCAGTAGTTAATTCAACGTTTTTTATACTTGAAAATAATCTTTGAATATTAGAAATATGTAAAGGACCATTATCTTTAATAGTCAAAGTTATTGTGTCATATTGTTTTGAAAATTCTTTAATCATGCCAAAACATAAACAATGATCACCAAAACATGTGTGTGTAAATATTTTCATCTAAAAAAATCTTTAATTGTTTTACATATATATTTTATTTCATTTTTTGTTAAATCTGGAAATGAAGGAAGAATAAACGCCGTATCATATAAAATTTTTGAAATTTCAAAATGTTTAACATGTGAAAAATGAGAATGATAATTTATAGGAGGAAACATTGGTCTTGTTTCTATTCCACTTGTATAAAGTGTCCATTTTAAAGAATCTGTTTTTTCCTTTATTGAGTCTTTTACTCTTATTCCAAACATCCAATTAGAATGTTTACAATTTGAATCTTCTTGTTGAAAATCAATTTCCTCTATGTTTTTTAATTCTTCTTTATATAAATTAAAAATATTATTTTTTAATTCAAGTATTTCATCTAATATTTCAAGTTGTCCATATAAAATAGCAGCTTCAATATTAGTCATTCTATAATTGTATCCTAAACCTGAAAAAACAAAATTTCTAGTAGTAACACCTTGTGATTTTATTCTTTTTATTTCATTAGCAATATTTTCGTCATTTGTACAAAATGCACCGCCTTCTCCTGAAGTAATTGTTTTACCACCAAAAAATGATATTGAAGATGCTAAACTTTTTGATCCTGCTTTGTAAGATTCATAACTACCAAAAAATCCCTCACAATTATCTTCTATTATAACCAAATTTGGATATAATTTTTGTATTTTCGGGACATTTATGATATTTCCCATATTATGAACAACTAAAAATGCAGCTGTAGGATGTAATTCATATGTTTCTTTTAAAGAATTTAAATCAATATTCCATGTTTTTATATCAGATTCAATTGGTATAAGTTCATAAATAGGATTATCAATAAACATGTTCCATGCTGCAACAAAAACGTTAGATGGAACAATTATTTTATTAATTTCAGGGTGTTTTAATTTAAGTGCTTTTGCAACTAAATGAACCGCAGTTGTACCACTACTAGTTGTTATTACATATTTGCATTCAGATATTTCACTTAATTTTTTTTCAACTATTTCTATATATTTTCCATAACATGAAATCCATGTTGAATCAAGTGCTTCATGGGCATATTTGAGAATTTTTTTTTGTAAATATGGTTTATATACAGGTATCATGCGTATTTTTTATTTGTTAATTATAACGTTTTAAATCCTATAAATTTATCTTCATCAAAATCTGTTAATACATATCCTAATTTTTTATATAAAGAAATTGCTTTATAATTTTCTTTATAAACTCTTAATCTTATTTGATTATATCCTTTTTCTTTAGTTAAATTGTGAAGATATTCCATCATTACATAAGATAAACCTTTACCTCTAAATTTTTTTGAAATCATAATACCCAATGAAGGAATTTTAAATCCTTCATCCCAACCTCTAAGAATTCCATAAGCACAAATTTCTTCTTCAAATATTGTAAAACAATATACATCATCTTTTTTATTAACTATTTCTATTAAAAATCCTTCAATAGATAAGGGATGTGGTGAAAATAATTTTTCCTCATATTTATTATCTTCAAAAAATTTTTGTATTTTATCTTTGTAATTATCTACATTTTTAATAGTAACTAAAATAAAATCTAATTTCATTTTTTATTTTATATAAAAATCATTTATTGCAATTCTTTTATCTTTTTTGTACTCATATTGTTTTAAATATTTTTCTATTTCAGGATCTTCAAAATTATTTTCAATTACTAACAATTTTGGATTCCATTTTTCTATAGAAAAACCCTTTAATACATCTAATTCAGTCCCTTCTGTATCTATACTTATAAAATCAATTTTATCATATTTATAAAAATCTTCAATGCATTTATCTAGTGTTATTGCTTCTACTATTATAGGTTTTATTGTAATATTATAACCCAGTTTTTTATGATGATTTATTAATCTTTCATCTATTTTTAATGAACTTATAGCATCTTGATGAATATAAGAATCTTTAATATCTGCAACATTGAAAATTAAATCATCATTAATATTAGATATAGCATAATTAATAGCATTTAATCTATTATGTTTTAATTGTTTAAAATAATACGGATTTGGTTCTACACATAAACAATACCAACCCAATTCTTCAAAATATTTCGTATTACTACATCCTATTCCATCTGCTGCACCTATTTCTAAACATCCTCCTATATAATCTGTATCAAAATAACTTTGTATTATTTCATCTTCTTTGTGTTGACTATAATAATTCATTTATTAAAATTTTAATCTCACCCATTTATTAGTGTTATGATCCCATTTTATACCATGATAAAGTGATGTATCTTTCAACACTTCTTCTAAACTTTCATCTATGTTTTTTTCCACAATAGATTCTTCATCTAAAGATTCTAATAATTTTTTTGTTTCTACTTTTTCTGATCTTTTTCTTACTCTTCTCATATTTTATACAGTTTCTATTTTTTCATTTGGGTTTACATCTTCTCTTGGGATAACAATCCACATAACAATATAAATGAACAAAAATGGTAATACACCTGAAAAAGGTGCCCCTAATAAAAAAATTAATCTCCATATGATAGGATCTGTACCAGAGTAATCACCAATACCACCACAAACTCCTCCTAATAGTTTATGTGTTCTACTTCTTCTTAATAGTTTCATAGTTTTATAATTATTTTAGTTTATTCGTAATCGTTTTCATTTACACCTAATATAAATATTGATTTCATTTTCTCATAATTTTTATTTTCTCCTCTTATTGAGCTTGTTAAAGTTTTTGAAGGTAAAACAAGTGGAGGACTTGCAATATAAAAATTAAACCCTTGATGTGTCATCATAATCCATGATGCTTTATCTGCAATCATTGGTTGTGAATCTTGGAGTTTTATATATGATTCCATTGCCTTTTTATTTAATCCATAAGCAATAAAACTCCAACTTGCGAATCCTTTAGTCCAACGAGGTTGAATTCTAATATTTTCTGGTAATAATCTATCCATAAATGAATAAAGTAATATTCCATCTGCGTTTTCAGGAATAGTATCAAAATATTTAGGTAAATATTCATTCCAATTTTTATGAAATGCGTTGTCATCTTCAAAAACAAAAATATTTTCTACTCCATCAAGTAATGCAGATTTTATAACATGATAATGACTTTGCATAGCGCCTAATTCGCTTGGAAAATGTTTATTGAATAATACATGATTCTGTTGCGGCATATTATACCTATCAGCATAAAGTTCAACTAACTTAGATGCATATCCTGGAATAACAGGGTGATACCACTCTACTTTAATATTATGCTTTTCAAATTGTTTTTGCATAAATTCGTATTTATCTGGTCGTTCTTTTAAATTTATGCAAACTACTTTTTGATATTTTTCATTAATGAGACTCATTTTCTTTTAGTTTTTGTGAAAATTTTTTCCATTGAAGATGATAATCTTCCAACCACAGTTTATATGTATCTCTATATCTTATAGTTTTATTAATTTCACCATAATCATCTCTTTCATAAAAACCAAAAGTTGCGGTTAAACCCATGTCTCTTTTAAATAGTTCTCTTAATTTATTATTATTACCCTCAAGCCATTTAATATATCTGTCATTTAGATATATATGTCTATTTTTGGAGTTTACTTTTTCTATGGCATTAATGCCAGTTTTTAGTTTGAATTTAATTCTAAGATCTGTAGGTGTCATATGTCAATATTTAAACGTTTATGTTTTAAAAATCTTGATGCGTTTGGCAATTTTTCAATTGTATTTCCAGTATTAATAGTTATATCATCAAATGAATGAAATTTTCCATCTGGTGCAATGAATGCTTTTATTTCATCTTTAAATTTAAAAATAAGATTTTCATTTACTTCTTCAATTTTCCAATTTTCCATTAAAATAATGCTTTAGTTTTTACAATAAATCTTCTTTATCTATAAATTCAATATTTTCCCAATGTTTTATAGGCATCAATGGATCATATTGTTGTTTTATGTATGCCCATTGTAACCATTTGTATTCACGTATATTATAATTATTGACAATTATAGGAAATATCGCAAATCTTCTAATAATTCTTGTGTCTCCAATAATAGGAGTTTTCTTTTTCCATTTCATAATTTATAATTTTAAAATAATGCTTTAGTTTTTATTCAAATTTAGTGATTTTTACAATATAAAGATTTTTTCCTATTTCTCTATCAACTCGATTTTTAGCTAAATTAACTATAAATCGTAAAGATTTTTTATCTTTATCAACCATAACGGGCCCATATAATTTAGGATACGATTTCCAATCAATATCATCAAGTTTTATTTCTCCTAAACTTTCAGACATTACTAATACAAAATTAACCATTTCATCAGGAAATTCTATTTCTTCTTCTTGAAATGTTGCTTCGTTATGATATTTTACTTTTTTCATATTAAAATAATGCTTTAGTTTTTACAATTTTTGTTTTTTAAATATTTTATTACCAATAATTATGGTATCCCAATTATTTTCATCTATTGATAAATCACTAATACTTATATGTTTTCGTAGATTGTCAAACTCATTTTTTTGTAATAAAAATAGTTCACTTTTAAATGTTGTTCTTCTTGGAAGTTCTTCCCATGGCGTTTCTAAAATTTGTTTTAACGCATCGTTTGTTTCCATTGTATTTTTAATTAAAAAATTAATATCATTCCCTGTATATTTACCATCATCATCAATATCATCAAATGGTGGTAATGTAATTTCTATGGTCATTTTAAAATAATGCTTTCGTTTTTATAATTTTAGTTTTTTCTACTTTCAATACATCATTGATAAGATTTTGGAATATAAATTGACTGTCACAATGATTTCTTGTTATTTCAAAACTACAATCAAGATATTTTTTCTTAAGTGCCTTATTTGAATATATATCGTTTATTTTTTCAACGGTTTCTTTAACATTTGATAAATCTTTTTTAACAAATAAACCATAAGTATCTAAATCTATGAATTTTTTATCTGTTTTTTTACCATTTTCATAAATATAACAGTGTGATGCCCAATGGTGGTCAAACATAGGAATTGTTCCTACACCTATTATTTCACACTGTGCATATTCAAAATTATCACCGTAAGCATCTGCATCAAGATGATAAAAATCTGCACCAACTAATGATTTACTTAATTGTTCCATTCCATCCGCATAATCATATGGACCAAATATATAAATATGTTCATAACTTCTATCAGCATCTAAATAAGACATTCCTGTTGAACAGAATTTTTTATCAATCTCAATAATTTTACTATTTGATACTTTGTTCTCTATATCTTCATAAAATATGTTTAATGCACCAAGTGATCTTTCAACGCCTTTCATTTCAAGTAATAGGTTATTCTGTTTAGCATACGGGAGGAACCCAAACAACCTGTCAGGCTGTTTGAATGTGGCATATCGTCCTAAGTAAGTGATCTTTTTTACATGATCTTTCTTACGGTATTTTTCAAGTTGTGAAAAGTCAAATCCAACTTGTAATTGAATAAATTTATTACGAACATCAGATCCAAATTCTTCAACCAATTTTTTATAAAATGGAGAAGTTATACTATGAGAAACAATACCATCACATTGATTACAAAGTTCTAAGAAGTTAGCATTACGATGTATAGATGCTATTTTATGATCATTTTGAAATATAATTTTTTTAGTTTTAATATTTTTAACCATATCAAGAAACCCATCGATAGCCCACTGACTATGTTTTATAGAAGGTACACTATTTATAAAAACGTAATCAAAATTATTTAAATGATCTGCAAATCCTTTAATATTATTTTCTGTGATGTTTGCATAAGATGGCATATCTTGTGACTCACCTCTCCCCCATTTTTTATCATTTACAACATATACACTATGCTCTATGCCAACTTTTTTTAAAAAATAAGATAATTCAATAACATAACGTTGAATTCCCGCGCCTTCTTTTCCTCTACCCATTAATAAAGCTATCTTCATATAATTTGTTTTTTATTTAACCAATATTCTTTTCTTTTTATGCTTTGTTTTAATCTAGTTTCTTCAGAAAATTGTTTTCTATTTGGCTGAGAAAATCTCCCTATTTCCCATCCAATGTATTTTTCTAAGTCTTCTTTTTTAATTTGTTTACTTTGTTTTGTTTGTGAATTTTTTATCCAAATTTTATCTCTTTTATTATTTTTATATTCTTTTAATTTTTTATCTGCCATCTCCTTTCCATATTTCATAAACCATATTTCATAAAAAGTTTTTCCAAACATTGCATTATTTTTTCCTTTGGATTTTTCACTTAATTTATCTTTTAACCATTGAGGAAAATTTGTTGAATTATAGGGTTGTGAATTTTTATTTCTTTCAATAGATTTAGGAGTTTGTTTTTTTCCAAACATTGGGTTTTTTTCTCCCACATTACGATCTTTATTTCTATTTTTAAATTCTTTTAATTTTTTGTCAGCTTCTTCTTTTCCAAATTTTTCTATCCAATATTCATAAAAATTTTTATTTGGTAATAATGCTAATAAAGTTCTGACATATTCATAATCTCTTCCTGAAATAATTTCGCCATATCTTCTGCTAAATATCATTCTGTGTAATGCACTTGCAAGTTTTCTATTTCCTTTATAAATATATGTTAATAATTTATGACATACAAAATGTTCTTTAGCTGTTAATAAAATCTGATTATTTTTACTATCATTTCCCCCTAAACATCTGGGAATAATATGATGATTTTCAAAGTAAATATAATCAATACATAATTTCTTTACTTTTTTTCTATTTTCTTTTCTTGCTTTTTCTATTATAGCATCATAAATTTTTTGATGATTCATGTATTTGTGTTTTCGTAAATATTACCAATAATTTCTCTTTCTGAACAACTATTTTGATGTAATGGTATTTTATCCGAATATAGATAATTATCAAAACCCATATTTTGTAAAACAACTCCACCATTATAATATGAAATTAACCAAGGAAGTAATTCTGATATTTCTGGGTGTTTAAGAATATCTCCTTCATATATTTCCACTCCATTTTTATCTTTTAAACCAGTGTATTGCATTATTTCAAAATGATCAGGATCTTCATCCATTTCTAGTGGCCATTCTTCAATAGGTTTTGATTCATATTTATGTTTCCATTTTTCTTTTGAAAAACATAAACTATTATATTCATTACATAACCAGAGATAATCTAAAATAACCATTTGTTTTCTTATTTTATCCCATACCCTAAATTTAATTTCTTTTTTTTTCATTTTTAATAATCAAAATCCCTTGCTTTTGTCCAATCAATTTGGTCAAAAATATCTCTTAAAGATTCTTTTACATCTTTAATTCCATCATCATACCAGATTACTCCTAAACATTGTGTGTATTCCTTAATTAATCCAGCCATACATACTCGTGTTTGTAATACTTTAGGATATTCTTTTTGATATGATTTAATTACAACATAAGGTTCACCTCTAAATAATTTTGATATTTTTTCACCATGTCTTGTAATAAAATCTTCTTCATCACGAATAAGACGTTCAACAGTTCCTACCATTACTCCGGCATATGTATTTTCACAATATAAAAAATCATATTGATGTTGTTCATTAATAAAATTACAAATTTTAAATGGACCTTCTCCACTCCATATTATTTTTTTCATTTTTCTCTTTTATTTAAATATCTTTTATATTTTATTTTTCCACATTTTATGCATTTCCATTCACTTTTGTTTTCTTCATAAATATTTTTTATGAAAATCAATTCATGTTTTTCACATTCAGATTTATAGATTTGTATCTTTTTCATCTTCTTCATCATTTAAGTAACATAATAAAGCTTCTCTTGGTGTGTTTCTCCATACTCCAGCTTGTACAAAAAAATGTGTATCAACATCACTGGGTTTATCTCCGATCACAACATTTTGATATCCGTCACCACTTATAGCCCAGTTACCATTATCATCATTGAGTAAATTTGGGCAATGCCCTAATTTTGCCAATTGTTCCATAATAAAATCAAATGGTAAAAACTCAAAATATAATTTAATATATTTAAAAATTTCATCTGCTAAATCGTCTATGTCTTTATCAGTAATAGGAACATTACCATAAGGATTTGTTTTGCCCCCATCTTTTCTATTAATTAAACTATAACGAAATTTATCCAGTCTGGATATTTCATTTTGATGTTCATTTTCCATAAATGTTTTTTTTGATTGTAAATAAAACAAATTGTTTGATATTATACGTATAAACTCTGTTAAAGTTTTGTTAAAAAGAAAGGGAACCAAAGTTCCCTTAATATATTAAAATTTAATTATTTAATATCATATTATTCTTCATCTTTATTTTCAAGATCTTTATCAAGATCTTCTTCTTCACTATTATATTCCTCTTCTTCCTTAGAAGCATGAAATTCTTCCCAAAGATCTTCATCATTTCCAACTATACTTGCAGCATCAAATGGACTTGCACCACCATCAAAAAGACTATTTAATTGATCATCTGCAATTTGAGAAAATACTTCTACTTCTTGATCATCTAAATCATAATCTTCAATTAAAATATTTTCTACTTCATCAAGCCATTCATCCCAACCATCTTTTTCATCTTCAATATTATCATAATCATCAGGTTCATTTAATTTATTAAAGTCTTCATCATCTTCAATTGCTTCACTTAAGAATTTTTTAACTTTACTTTGTTTTTCTGTTTCTTTTTTAGCTTTTTCTGATTTTTCGGCTTCAACTTTTTCTTGTTCTTTTTGTTGTTTATAATCTGCAATAGCATTTTTCATAGATCCTTTAAATATATCATTATAAAATGCATTAAATGCTTTAACAACATTATTAGATCCACATCTGAATATTTCTTCTCTTTCACCACCAGCCATATCATAGACTACAAGATAAGTTCCCGGGGCTGTAAGATCTTTTTGTGGTTCTTCGGGTTCATTCATAGGATCTTCAACTGGAGATCCAGCAGGTTCTTCAATTGGAGTTTCTTCTGTTGGTTGTTCTGTTGGTTGTTCTACAGGAGTTTCACCAGTTTCATCATCTAAATTAAGATCTAAATCAAGATCTTCACCTTCTTCAGCTTCACTTACAGTTGTAGGTAAAGATACAGGAGGCATAGTTGTTTCTTCAACAGGTTTAGGTTGAATTTCTTTTCCCTCAATTATTTCTTCTTCTGGTTCATCTGTTGCTCCCAATCCACCCTCAACACTACCATCTGATAATGTTTTAACTGGCAATTCAAGAACACCCACAACATAATCACTATTAAATAGCTTATATACATCTCCGGTTTCAGTAAACTGTTTTTTATTTTGTTGATTTTCTTCCCAAAATTCTTTAAACCTAAGTATTTCACCTTTAGATTCTTTTTTGAAATCTTCAAAGTTTTTAGTGATCTTATCTATAATGGATAAACCGTCTTGTTCTTTTGACTGTAAGGTTTCTTTATCTGTACCAGCTTTTTCTTCTTTTTCTTCTTCGAATAAGCTGAAGAATTTATAATCATTAAATTCTTTTAGAGATTCACGTACATGTTTCATAATTTTATTATTTTATTTTATATATTCAAATAATTTTTACTAGAATATATATAAAAAATAAATAATGCAGAACCATGAAATATACAGAATTTTTACAGCTAAGTGATATATTAGAAAAGAAAGGCAAAAGCATTTCTGATTTGAAATCATCAGATAATAAAATATTTGAAGCAGATCCAATAGAACCAACAGAACCTTCACAACCATTATTACCTACAGACAGTGCTAATACTTCATTGGAACCAGGTACAAAAAAACTTGATACTGAAAAAACTTCATTGAGTGGAAGATTATTTAGTAAATGGCGTAGAACTAAAAATAAACTTAACAAAGTTGCACAAAATACACAAAAACAATTATCTATAAAAGTTATAAATAAATATTTACCCAATTTACTTGCAGGGGAGAAAGAAATAATCGAAAAAATAAAAACGAATCCACCAGCAAACCCTAAAGAATTAAAAAAACTAGTTATTGATAATTATGCTGCAATAAAAGATCAACAGAAAAAACAAATGGATCTTATAAATGCAACAATTAATAAATTTTTAGGTAATATAACTCAACAAATGAATACTAAGATAGATTCCAGTAAATCTAATGATAATAATAAAGTAAAATTAAAAAATTATTGGGTTTTATTGACTACACAAATTGCTATGAATGCATCTAAACAAATAATAGGTGAACGTAATAAGTTAATTGATTCTATTTATAAAGATAAAAATGCGGCCAAAGAAGTAAAAAATCAAATAAATGCTGAAATTATTGCAAATCAAACACAACTTCAAAAACAACTAGAAGATCTTACTAATAAAATAAAAGAAATGGAGTCACAAATGCAACAAAATACAACAGATGCAAGTACAGGTACAACAGATGCAAGTACAGGTACAACAAATACAAATACAAATATAACACCCCCAGTACCAGTAGTAGGAGCAGGAACATAGATGCCTAATTAATAAAATTATAAAATAATATGACAAAACTAGTTTGTGAATCATTAGAAGAATTTAATATACTCAAAGAAGCCGAAGGAGAAAAAGGATTTTTACCTGGAATTCAAAAAACTATAGTAACTGCACCCGGGAGAGTACTGAGAAAAGCTCGGGCCAAACAGATTATAGGTAAATATAAAAGAAAATTAATATCAAAAATTGAAAAAATATTTCCTAAGTATCCCCCTATTATAAAAAATCTAGTTGATAGAACTAAAAAAAGGTTATCATACATTGATCCTTCAACAGGAGATGAAATAAAAGGAAATCAATTAGAAGATATTCTTAGTGATTTGGAAGATAGTATGAAACAAACACTTGTTACAGCTAAAAGTTCTATGGAAGAACAATTAAAAGTTTATGCTGATAGTTTTCATAATAGATTAGAAAGAGCTGGTACAGTAACTAATGTTGAATTTTTTCCTGAAGAAAAAGCAAATCTTTTATCATTATGGAAATTTGTAGAAGATGAAATAAACAGGTTAATTCGTGATAAACTTATTAGTTTAATGGATAATCTTGATATATCAGAATTTCAAAAAATTAAAGCTAATTTACAAACAATGATTAAACAAGCTAAAGGATATTATTACTCTGGTGATGATGAAGAAGTATCGGAAGATGAAAATCTAATAGCAGGATCAGATGAAGAAAAATTATATCAATATATAAAGGGTCAAACAATAAAGGGACAAAAAATTGAGTTTGATAAAACATATCAAATATTAAATTCAGGTGTATGGAATACAAAAATATTAGGAAAACAACATACACAATTCATAAAATTTAAAATTGATAATCAACAAGGAAAGGTTTCATTTGGTTTTTATCAAGTAAGTAGACTTAAAGGTGGCGGTAAGGGGTATATAAAGAGCCCGCAATCTCCAACTCTAATAGATTTTATAGAACAAAACAAAAATTATGCTGATGGAGAATCAAAGGCTAGTTTATTGATTACAACATTACAATAATATTATGAGTATAGTAGAAGCATATCAATTTTTTAAGCAATTAGAAAAACAAATGGACGAAATAAATTCACTTTATAATAATTTAAAAGTGGATATAAAAGACATGATGCCTGGACAGATCAAAATTCAATCTAGAAAGATCTTACATAGATTATCTAAAATAGATTTAGAAGAAATAAAAAATAAAATTAAAGAAGCTAGCGGTTATGCTTTAGAAAAAAATTTAAAGAACAGGGGTGAAGAAACTATTCAAACTATTGAAAAAATTAAAAAATTCATTTATTCAATAGAAAATTATCAAGAAACTATAAAGGCACAAGAAGATGATGTAGTTTTACCTCCAACTAAAAAATTAGATTTTATTAAAGATAAATATACGTTTCTTCAAAAAGAAATAGATTCTGCAGATACATCTACAATTATTAAAGATGCTAAAAGACTTGAAAATACATTATCAAGATTAAATTTTGAAGATCTTCCTGAGGGTGATTATAATGAAATGGTAAACATAAAAAATGATGTTTCAAAAATGATAAGAACTTTTCAAGGAGTTGAAAAATCAGAAAAATATGGTCCATATATTCATGAACCTTTAGTTAAATTAATATTAGATGTGTTTACACATGATCAAGAACAAGCAGAAACTAAAGCTGCTACAATTCTTGATTTTATTGAAGATCCAGAAAGAATTCATATGTTTGAACCTGCAATGCGAAGAATAATTGCTAAGAAAATGACACCAAAAGAATTTAGAACTTTTTTTAAATCAGTAATTTCTATGATGAAAGGCGAAAGAAAATTTGAATCTTTTGGAGATTATAAGGAACGATATGAACTCTTTTATCTCATATAATCAATATAAAAAGAACATAGTTTTAAATGAAACTTATGAGAGCTATGTTGAATTGAAACAATTAGCTCAAGACATTATTGATATTTGTAAAAATGATGATAAATATAATACTCAAACAATATTTCCTATTAATAAATTTGTTATTCGAAAATATAAAATTATAAATAATCTTATTAATAGTGGGGTAGGAATAACTCTTGGTAAAAAAACATCAACATTAAAAAGTGGGTCATTTATGGGACCAAAAAATTATAAAAATTTATCAAATTTTTATAATTTTAATGTACTAATAGAAAAATTTCCTGACGGTGTAATATCATTACACGGATTTGATGTTAGTTCATTAATACATGAATTACAACACGCTTATGATAGTATTAGATCAAATGAAAAATATGTTAGTACTAAATTAGGTTTAAAGTACACAGAATTGGCAAAAGACTATTCAGATAATGAGACTTATTCTGATAAATTTAAAAAAAGATATTATAGAACTCCACATGAATTAAGTGCATTTTTTGTAAAAACTTTAAACGATATTAATTTTTTTTATGATGAAAAGGAAATGAATTTAAAAGATTTTCATACTTTATATGATGAGTTTAAAGAAAATTTTCAGGGATATGATTATTTAACATCTAAAGATAAAAAAATACTTGCAAGAAAGTTTTCTCAATATTATTACAAATTGAAAGAAAGAAATATTACAGATGAATAAATATAAAAAATATATTTAAAATGAAACATAAAATTAAACCATTCGAAGATTTTAAAAAAGTAAATGAAGAGTTCTATAATCCTTTTGAAAAGGATAATAAAATAGAAACTAAACCTTCACATATTGCTGATAAAGGTGGTGTATTAAAACTACGGAAAGAAGTTTTTAATATCAATCGTGTTGAATATTCTAAGAAAAAGAATGGTTCTTATTGTGTACTTGCAAAAACACAATATGCTAAAGGTGAAATTGTAGAAATTGCACCTGTTATATTTGTGGGTCTTGAAGCAAAAGCAGTCTCAAGATTAAAAGATTATATTTTTGAAATTGATAAAAATAAAGACCAATATGGAGTTGTACTTGGGTACGGCTCACTTTACGGTCACTCATCAGATCCAAATATCACATTTGCATATAATAAAGAAAATCGCCAGATGTACTTCATGGCGGCAAAAACTATAAATGCAGGAGCAGAATTAACTATCGATTATGGTAAAGATTATTGGGCTGAACGTTCTGGATTTGGCGCTATGGCTCCTGTAGAACAAACAGTTAAAGCAGGTGAAGCTGTTACAGCAAAGGGTGAAGAAAATGAGAGTATGGTTCAACCCAACACTGCTGATGTTACAGATGTTAATAGAGTTAAACAATTTTCTCAACCTAATAGTAATATAAATCCTGCAGTAACAGGTATAGCCCTAAAAACCGGAGAAGGTTTATAAATTTATTAATAAAAATGCAGGCTAAAAAAGTATTTGAAAAATTTACCGAAGATTCAGATCCTATACGTGATTTGGGTATAGGTTCACCTTATGGTAAAATAAAAATAGTTTTAAAGGAATTAAAAGATGAATTTGGTGGAAAAATTAGAATAATTCCAACAGAACATAAAGTTACAGGATACTATTATTTTGAACCTAAAAATCGTGATACATATTGCACCATCATATATTATAATAATTCAAAAATATACAGAGAAGTTATACGGAATGATACTAATTATTGGCCAGTAGAATCTCCTGATAAATGGAAAAGAAATGTAATAAGGGCTATTAAAAGAAAGTTTAAATTGTGATATGAGAGCCAAAAAAGTATTTGAAAAATTCACTGAAGAGTCAGATCCTATACATGATATGAATATTGGGATGATCAAACCAATAAAAGAATGGTTAAAAAAACATCATATAAAAGATTACAAAATTAATGATGATTTAACAATAGATGTTAATGGAATTATTGAATTAAGTACATCTGGGTTTAGTGGAAATTTTCCAAAATATATCCAATTTAATAAAATAAATGGAGCCTTTTATTGTAGTAGAAATGATGAAATGACTACATTAAGAGGCTGTCCAAAAATAGTTACAGGTGATTTTTCTTGTACACAAACATCAATTACTTCTTTAGAATATGGTCCAACATATGTCGGAGATCATTATTTTTGTCATAATTGTGATGAATTAGAATCTTTAAAGGGTGTTAAAATAATCAAAAAAACTTTATGTTGTCAATATTGTAAACATATAAAAGAACCTCAAATTAAAGAAATTTTGAAAACACCAAATGTAAAAATAGGAAAAATATGGTTTTCAAGTGCTGAAAAAATAGAAAAATATTATG